ATCTGAAGAAGAGTATGATTGCGCCTTTACCACTTTTGATTTAGATGCACTAAACATGTCCTTAATGGAACCTTGGACGCTAACAAATATGGAATTTTTAGTATGATACCGTGGCCATCACCACTACGACAGGAGTATAAACCATGCACCACAATAATGTAAAGTTAAAGGCATTGGCTGAGGGTGAATTCATTTTCCTTAAGGCGGATTTGATTACCAAAGTATTATTGGCCATGTCCTACGAGCACCACAAGGCACACGATGGCGGCTTGTACACCTTCTTTTTTAACAAGGCCATCGGTGCGGGTGCTACGGCGGAGATATGGTGTAAAACAAAGGCTACACGCAAGGTGCCCCACTTGGTGCTTGAAATAGATGCCAGTGCCGGGTCCTTGGTGGAAATTATACGTGGTAGCACCAAAACCTATGTGGGCGGTAATGCCCTTGTGGAAGCCAACCATAATGACAACTACCCCGATGATGGCGAATTTGCTCAAGTATGCCACACCCCGGCCGGTACGGAAAACAGCACGGCCGTAAGGGACCAATACCGGGTAGGTGGGTTTAAGGCACCCGGCACAAGGGCAAGCGGGTCGGAACGTGTATGTAGAGGCGAAACGGCCTACCTTATAAGGGTTACGGCGGACGACAACGGCACGGATGTAAACATTAAGGGCACGTACTACGCCAAGGAGGATTTGGTAATGCCACACTTCACCACATCAACCACAACCACTACCACCACAACCACTACTTGAGGCAGTGGCGAAGGTCCGCCAACTAAGCCACCGTATAGATTGATACGGTTATTAAAAGCCCTTTGGAAGTGGTTGCATAAACGTAGGAGAAAACACTGATGACGGAGAATTATAAAAAGGTAACCAAGGCGGCACATGCCCGTAATCGCAAGGTGCGTTCGGATGCCCGGCAAAAGGTGGAAGACCGCCTTACCGAGAAAACGGGTAGCCGGGCCAAGGCTAAGGCCCAAATGAAGGGCAAGGATGTGCATAAAACACCGGGCGGCCAATTGCGGTTAATTGACCATGCCGAACATGGCAAAAAGCATGGCCGTGGTCACCGTGGGCGGCCCGGTGCTTATAGGAACAAATAATGTTAGCATCATTACATAAACCGGTACCGCCGGGACAATTAACACATAGGTGGACGCCTATGTGGGACCATGTGGAACAGATACGGCTTATTAACAGCATGGCCCGGTACAACATAGTCCCGGCCGGGCGGCGTAGTGGCAAGACGGAGTTGATAGGCAAGCGCAAGTTGGTACTTAAAGCCCTACTAAGCCACCGGAAGGATTTACCCAATTTTTACCGACCCTACCCAAATCCCCGCATGTTTGCGGCGGCACCCACACGGGACCAAGTAAAGCGAATATACTGGAATGATCTAAAAGCCATGATACCCACTCGGTACATTATGGGTAAGCCCAACGAAAGCCAATTAATGTTTAACCTTGTTAATGGATGCGAATTGTGGTGCTTGGGTATGGATAAGCCCGAACGGGCGGAGGGTGTGCCATGGGATTACGGGGTGCTGGATGAATATGGCAACATGCACTCCCGCACGTGGCCGGAGCACTTAAGGGCGGCACTTAGTGACCGGAAAGGTAGTTGTGATTTTATAGGTGTGCCGGAGGGGCGTAACCATTATTACGATCTGTACAAGGATGGCAAGGCACGTGCATTGTGGGCTAAGGCCAAGGACAAGATACCGGAGTACGATACGTTTACGTGGTTTAGTTCGGATATACTACCGGCGGAGGAAATAGCGGCGGCCAAACGGGACCTTGACGAATTAACGTTTAAACAGGAATACGAAGCATCATTCGTAAACTTTAGCGGGCAAGCGTATTGGGCGTTTAATGAAAATCAGCATTGCGCCCGGCTGGAATACAATAAGGACCGCCCGTTGGATTTTATGTTTGATTTTAATGTAGCACCTGGTACGGCTACGGTGTTGCAGGAGCAATGGTTGCCAAACAACGGCACGGGTGATAAGGAATGGGGTGATGGTATTATAGGCGAGGTGTACATTAAGCGGGGTAGCCATACCATTATGGTATCCCAAAAGTTAATAGATGAATGGGGTGGCCACCAAGGCCCCATATATTGCTTTGGGGACTACACGGGTGGCACCCACACTACCGCGAGCATACTTGGGAGCGATTGGCAATTAATCAAGGAAAAGCTATGGCAACACTTTGGCCCCGACCGGGTGTTTTTTAACCTTAAGCCCAACCCACGGGAACGGGACCGGGTTAATAGTGTAAATAGCCGGTTGCTAAACATAGCCGGGGATGTGCGGATGATGGTTGACCCCAATATGGCACCATGGACGGTAAAGGATTTTGAAGGTACCCGGTTGGTGGAGGGCGGTAGCGGGCAAATAGATAAAGGCGAGAAGCATCACATGCTAAGCCACCTAACGGATGGCATTGGCTACCGTACGTGGATTAAGCACCCGGTTAAAAAGCGGTACACACCCTCCGGGAAAAAATACTGGAAGTAGGGCACTACACACACATGCCCACTGAAATTGAAATAATTTTGAAGGGTGCCGCACGCATTATTATGGGTGCGGCACTGGACCTTATACAAAGCGACCCACATCAGTGGAGCGAGCGACCGTGTAGCACATGCCGTGCGGTTACTGCTTTATTAGGTAGGCCGTTTGGGTGCATATTATATGAGGAGGAAAGGAAGGGTAAACGGTGTCCAAGGTAATATCATTGTGGGCGGAAGAGATATTTTACGCAACGTGCCCCAACTGCAATGGGCGGGAATGGCTATTGCGCTTAAATGGTGTGGGCTTGGATTGGGATGCGTTAACGGGTAGTGAATGTGCCGGGTGCGGATTTATAGTTACATGGATATTTGTAGATAAGGAGGAAGACAATGCCAAAGGCGTTTAACCAATGAGTAGCTAAGGGTGGCCGTGTACGGACACAAAAGCTTAGGGGCAGGCTCTACCGGCATGTATGTAGTTATAAGGGCAAGGTAGCGCTCGGCCATATTAAAACAAAGAAGAAGGGCAAGTAATTAACCAAAAGCATACAGGAGGGCACCATGGGAATGACCATAGACCAATTAAAAGCGGTACACCCGTTATACCAAAAACATAAGGCGTTTTGGGACTTTTTAATGGCTTGCTACGAAGGCATCAAGGCCCTTATAGAATGGGGTGTGTTTACTAAGCACGAACGCGAGAGCATAGCTAACTATAATCGGCGGGTGGCGGAGGCTTACGGGTTTAGTTACAGTGGTAGTATTGTGGACATACTTAATTTTTATTTGTTTAAGAAGCCCGCAATACGGGACCTTGGCCCGCTTAAAAAGGATAAACAATACGAATTATTCCAAAAGGATTGCGACATGTATGGCGAGCCGTTTGAAAGTTGGTTACTGGAAAGCGGCCGGTATGCAAGCATATTGGGACATGTAGGTGTACTTGTGGATAAAAGCGGCAAGGTGTTCGGTAGCAAGGGCGAGGAGATTAATGCCGGGGTGTATCCTTATGTAGCCCGGTACTTCCCGCAAAACATACTTGACTGGGGATACGATAAGGATGACAACGGGCGGCCCTACCTTAAAATGCTTAAGCTGTATGATGATGACGGCACCTACATTGTATGGACGACGGAGGGGTGGGAAAAGTACGTTATTACGGAAGAAGATGCGGGTGTTACCACCGTGCCCAACGTTACACCGGGTGCAAGCGGTAGCGTGGGTGGGAGCACAAGCAAGCAAGATGAGATTACGCCTTTCGATTATGGTGCTAACCCGTTTATCAAGGATGGCAAGGGCGAAATACCTTTTATATGGTGGTACAACATTAAAAGCAAAACCCGCAACATTGGGGTTAGTGATATAAAGGATATTAGCTACATTGATGCAAGCATTATACGCAACCTAAGCGAAGGCGAAGAGGTTATTAACTTTGCGGCGTTCCCTATGATGCGCAAGCCTATGCGGGAGGCGGGACCGGAGGCCGAAAAAGGGGACGACGAAGCGGGTGTAACCGCTATACTGGAATTCGATCCGGACAAGCCCGAAAGTAAACCGGATTGGCTACAAAGTGCGGTTAAGGAACCGGCGGACGCCTTATTGGGATGGATTGTGAATAAGGTGCAAGAAATTTACCGTAGTAGCAACGTAGGCGGCATGGCAAGTACGGAGATACAGACCCAAGCCAAAAGCGGCACGGCCCTTAAAAGTGAATTTCAGATGCTTAATAGTAAACTGGTAAGCAAGGGTGCAAATGCGGAGAACGTGGAGCGTGCCATCAACCGGTATTGGCTTATGTGGCAAAAACAAGCGGACCAAGCGGATAAGGTTAGCGTGGAACGTAGCAAAACATATGATGTGGAGGATTTGGCGGAGGATTTGGAAAATGCCCTTACGGCCAAAACCCTTGTGCAAAGTGAACTATTTATTAAGGCGCTACAAAAGCGTATTGCCCGGCAAATGTTGCCTGGCATGGAAGACGACGAAATGGTTAAGGTGGACAAGGAAATCGATGAAAGCGAATTTAGCACCGGCGGCGTTAACCCGTTTGGTGGCGGTGGCGAAGGGGTGCAACCTGGTGAGGGTAGCACGGGCGGCGGTAAGAAGCTTGTACCCATACCCGGCGGCAAGGGCACTGGCATCCCACCGGCCAAGGGCACCCCGGCGGCGGCAAGCGGCGAGGGAGGTGATTAATAGTGAAACCATCTAAGGAAGCCAAAAAAAGCTATACTAAGCTAAGCACAAAGGATGCGGATTACGCCAACCGGCTTAATGATATTCAGGATTATAAACAGATTAATACGTTCCTGAACAACCAAGCCCCGGCGGCGGCGGCCAAACACATGGACCTTGTGCTTAAAAACCGTAAGGATAATCAGCATAGGAAATAACCATGACTTAGGTACAACATACACAATACATAAAGGAAATAATCATGTCAACACCTGAACCAGTAACCGACAAGGAATGGCGTTCACGGTGGGATGCACAAACCCTTAGTGAGGCTGAAGTTATTAAAGCGGACCAAGCCCGGTTAGATGCGGCGCAAGTGGCGGCGGCTAAGCTTGCCGAGGATAAAGGTGAAGAAAAAAGGGCTTTGGATAAGGTGGCCCGCACGGGTGGTAAGGGCACGCCAAGCCCCAAAGGCGGCCAAGGCGGCCAAGCACACACGAAACAAAAGTTCTCCCCGGAAACGGGTGGTACGGTGCTGGGACAAGGCGGTCATAATGTATTTGAGCGGTTACCAAGGCCGAAAGGTTTGTAAAGCATGCCCGATACCAAAGAAATACTTAAAGTGGTTAACGGAACCGACCAAATTATGGCGGACACCATAGGTAATAGCCAAGTAATGCTTAAGCGTTCCATACGCAAGCTGGAAAAGAGAATCATGGCGGCTTACACCGGGTTAACCGTGGGGGATGATGGTAATCTTATTGGTCCACGGGTAAATCTTAAGCAAAGCCAAAAAATACACAAGAAGATCATCGCCTTATTTGAGGAAGAATATGGTACAAGCGCCCGGCGGGCAGTAAAGGGCTATGCTGCCGTGGATAAAGCTATAATGAAGGAGTTCAAGGCTTTTGATATTGCGGCGGAATTTACCAGTATAGACGCCGACATGATTGCGGCACTTAAGAAGCAAGCCTACACGGAGTATGTACAGTTTGGTAATGCCGCTCAAGAGGTGATTGCGCAAGTCATGTATGATACCGTGGCGGCCGGTGGTAGCTTTAGCGAATTGCTTGGCACTACTACGGGCATACTTTTAGG